GAAAATACATCATACGCTGCTTCATATTGGCCTTGGTTACAAGTAATTGATCCTGATACCGGTCAATTTGTTTGGGTACCTGCTTCTACATTAATTGGTGGTGTGTACGCTTTCAATGACAGTGTTGCTGAACCATGGTTTGCACCCGCAGGTATTAATAGAGGTGGTTTAGCTGGAGTAATTAGAGCAGAACGTAAATTATCCCAATCCGATAGAGATACATTATATAGCAATAAAGTTAACCCAATCGCTACATTCCCTGGACAAGGTGTTGTAGTATATGGTCAAAAGACATTACAAACAGCAGCATCTGCTCTCGATCGTGTAAATGTTCGTAGATTGTTAATTGCTCTTAAGTCTTATATTTCTCAAGTAGCAAATAACTTAGTATTTGAACAAAATACAATTGCAACGAGAAATGCCTTCTTAAGCCAAGTTAACCCGTATCTTGAATCAGTACAACAACGTCAAGGTTTATACGCATTTAAAGTAGTAATGGACGACACAAACAATACCCCAGATGTGGTAGATAGAAATCAGATGGTAGGTCAAATTTACTTACAACCAACCAAAACCGCTGAATTTATTTACCTCGACTTCAATATTACTCCAACAGGTGCTACATTCCCTGCGTAAATTTTTAAAGACAGAATATTTATAATAAACAAAATATAACATGGCAATATTAGATCCAAACGAAATATTTTTTACCGCCTTTGAACCGAAACAGGCTAACCGATTTATCATGTACATTGATGGTATTCCGGCTTATGAAATCAAAGGTGTAAGTAATGTAAACTTAACCCAAGGCTCAGTTAGATTAAATCACATTAACGTACAACGTTACGTTAAAGGTGTAACTACTTGGGGTCCTATTACATTTACTTTATTTGATCCTATTACTCCTTCCGGCGCACAAGCTGTAATGGAATGGGTACGTTTACATCACGAATCAGTAACTGGTAGAGATGGATATTCTGATTTCTACAAGAAAGACTTAACATTTGATGTATTAGGCCCTGTAGGTGATATTGTATCCGAATGGATTATTAAAGGAGCAATGATTACTACTGTTAACTTTGGTGATTATAGTTGGGATACACTTGATACCGCTGTAAACATTAATATGACTGTTCAACCTGATTATTGTGTATTGAACTTCTAAAAAACGCTTACATATTTTTCAAGAAGAGCTTGGCAACCCCAAGCTCTTTTTTTATATTATACGCATATTATAGGGAAAGTTCTTTAATATGTTCAATAATTTAAATTAAAAAAATATGACAACATTTTATTTTGTACTAGGTATGGTTGTAGTCTTGGTGGTAGCCGAGGTTATAGCTGCATTTATTGTAATTAAAACAATAAACACATTAAAAGAACAAGCAAGAGATTGCGAAAATCAATTTAACAATGTACATCGAAGAATCGATGATGTACATCGAAACACAGATCAACAATTCCAAGAAGTTTATCGACAACTCGATTCTCGATTAGATAAACTAGAAGCTAGATTAAAAGGAACTCAAGGTTCAAAACAAGTTATAAAAGGATAAAGAATCCAATTAAAGAACTTTCCTTTATAATATTTATAATCAACAAAGTTACATTAAATAAAAATTATGGCCGAATTAAATTTCCCAACCGAAATAGTTGAATTACCATCTAAGGGATTAGTATATCCTCAAGGTCATCCTCTTCGCAGTGGTAAAGTAGAAATGAAATACATGACTGCTAAAGAAGAAGATATTTTAACAAATCAAAACTACATTAGTAAAGGCATAGTATTAGATAAATTATTAGAATCTCTTACTATGAATAAAATTAACCTTAAAGAGCTAGTAACAGGTGATAAAAATGCTCTACTTGTAGCTTCTCGTATTTTGGGATATGGTAAAGAATATTCATTTACTATAGATGGTAAATCGTACGATGTAGACTTATCTGTTTTGGAAAATAAACCATTTAATGAAGATGCTATTACACCTAATGGTACTCTTAAGTTTACACTCCCCGCTTCTGGAGCAGAAATAGAAGCTAAATTTCTTACAGATAAAGATACAGAAACAATAGAGCAAGAAGTTAATGGATTAAAGAAAATTAATAAAGATTCATCTCCTGAAATTACAACCCGATTAAAACATCAGATTGTATCGGTTAATGGGTCTACAAATAAAAATGATATTAAAGATTTTGTTGAAAATCATTTATTAGCTCGCGATTCTAGAGCACTCAGAAACTTTATCAAAGATTCATCTCCAGATATTGATTTAAAAACCAAAGTTATGGTGAATGGTGTAGAGGAGGACATCGACATACCAATTAGTCTTAACTTTTTTTGGCCTGACCTCTGATATAATATTACAATATAGATTAAGTGTATTTAATCAAATACACGAAATAGTATTTCACGGAAGAGGAGGATATACTTGGGACATAGTTTATAATATGCCCTTATGGCTCCGCAAATATACATTCGATACATTAAAAGAATGGTATACTCCTAAAGAAAATCAAGAAAATGAAAATTCGTGGGTAGGAGGAGCAGCAACACAAGAAGCTGCAAAAAATAAAAAAATTAAACCTCCTACTTATGTTACAAAGGCGTTGCGTAAAAAGTAACGCCTTTTAATATTTATAATAAAATATTCCAATGGCAGAAGAACCATTTTCAGGGTTGAATGAACAATCAATAAAAAATGCTCAGAAAATTAAATCTGAGGTGGGGGAAATCAAAGGGTCGATTGATCGTCTTAATAGATCATTAGGAGAAGAAAAAGATTTATTAGATGCTATAAAAAGTGCGTTTAGTGGAATAGCATCTTCTGCTGATAAGGTGGGCAGATTACAAGATTCTGTTAAAAATAGTAGTAAAGGGGTAGCAGATGCTCTTAAGCAACAAAAAGAACAATTAAATATTATTAAAAATTTAAATGCACAAATTGATATACTTTATGAAAGAGCAGAAGAATCATCAGGAAGAACTAAATCAAATTTAAAATCCCAAGCACAAAATACTGCTGAATTAAGAGACAGAGCAAGACAATTAGCCGATATATTCGGTGAAATAGTAGAAGATGCAACTAAGCTAAATTCATCTACTATGTTCTTTTCCAAAATATCAGATGCAATAAAAGATATACCCGGATTAAGACAATTTTCTAGTCCGTTTGAATTGGCCGCTAAAGCATCAAGACAAACTGTTTTAGACAACGCTAAAAATGCAGATATAAGTAAAACTATTAACACATTAACTAAAGAAGAATTAGAAAAGGGAAGAGGATTAACAAAAGAAAAAATCCAACAACTAGGATTAACAGAAGCTGCTAAAAACCAGTCAGGAGCAGCAGCTGCTTCTGCTCTTAGAAATTTTCAAGCAACTACTAAACAATCTAATGTTTTTATGTCTGGTTTAAGTGCTGGCTTTAAATCTGTAGGAGAAGGGGTAAGTAATTTCTTTAAAGGAGGAGGATGGATAGGAGCATTAATCACCGGTGCTGTGGAACTATTTAAATTTATTAAAGATGCAATGTTTGCTGCGGATGAAAGAGTAACAAATATTGCTAGAAATCTAAGTATAAGCAAAGAGAATGCAGCTGGTGTATATGGAAATTTGACTAATTTAAAATCTGTTTTAGATGCAAATATTAAAAATTCTAAAGATTTAAGTGAAGCATTTATCCAAGTATCTACAGCTACTAAATTTATAGGAATAGCTACTGCGGATCAAATAGATACTCAATTACAATTAACTAAAGAATTAGGGCTACAAGCAGAAGAAGCTCAACAACTTCAAGGATTATTTGTTGCAAATAATATAGAATCTAGTAAAGGTGTAGATATTGTGTATGATCAAGTAGCTGCTTTTGCTAATGAAAATAAATTATTAGCTAGTGGTGCTAAAACTCTTAAGGAAATTCAAAATACTAGTAAATTGATATTAGTTAATTTTAGAGGAAATGTAGGAGAATTAACTAAAACTATTTTAGAAGCCCAAAAATTAGGCCTTAGTTTAGATCAAGTTAATAAAGTAGCTGGTTCTTTATTAAATTTTGAAGAATCTATTTCTGCAGAACTAGAAGCAGAACTTTTATTAGGAAAAGATATTAACCTAGAACGAGCACGTTTATTTGCTTTAAATAATGATATAGCTGGAGTAACTAAAGAAATAGCAAATCAAGGTATTACGATTGAAAGCTTTAGCCGAATGAATAGAATTCAACAAGAAGCTATAGCTAAAACTTTAGGTATGCAGGCTGAAGAATTAGGAAAAGCATTATATGATGCTCAAGTAATAGAAAAATTAGGTGGTCGTGATTTAGAAAAAAAACGAGAAAAAGTAAGACTACAAAAAGAAGAAGCATTAGCACTAAACGATCAAAAAGCTTTTGCAAAAGCAATGTCTAATGAAGCAATGTTAGCAGCTGTAGAAAAGCAAATGTTAACTGGGAAAGCATTAGAAGACGCTGAAAAATCACTTAGTGCACAACAAAAATTTAATGAAGCCCTAGAAAGAGCTAAAGAACTATTTAGTGATCTATTTACTGGAGAAATGCTCAACAAAATATCAGATCAAATAATGGCTCTTGTTAAAGCATTAGAAAGTGGCCGAAGTGGTTTAAGTATTCTCTTGGGAGGGACCGATACAGAATTTCGTCAAGCTAGACGTGAAAGAGAATTAAAAGAAATAGCCGATAAAGAAGGAATAACACTTAAACAAGCCCAACAAAGAGAAAACCAAAGGCTTGAGGAAAAATACAGCAACCCAATGTACAATCCCGGCCTAAGATTTACTGGACCAAAAATGGCAGAAGGGGGAATAGTAACCAGACCTACAGTAGGATTAATAGGAGAAGCAGGTCAAGATGAAGCTGTAATTCCTCTCAATGCATTTTATGCTAAAATAGATCAATTAATACAAGCCCAACAAAACACCATCTTAGCTATAAAAGAAGGAAAAGATATCTATCTTGATTCTAACAAATTAGGCACCGCTCAGAATATAGCTACAACTAAAACATAACTCTTTAATATTTATAAACAAAAAATACCATGGCACTATTAAACAAACTATTAACAGACGGATCAACATTAAGCCAATTTGATGGGGTTACTCCTTTATCTTCAATAGGTTCAACAGATCAATCTAAATTACACTACACATATTCTGTAAATGGTGTACCATTTTTAAGATCTAGACCGGAACCATCCCAATTAGATTTAAATGGCAAAACTCCTAAAAAATATTTAGATACACTTCCTAGAAGATAATGTCTTTAATTGATCTTAAAACAGATCTTAAATCCCTTAAATACGGGAGAGACAGGTTTGATGGGGGGAGTAGTGGGCAACCATTTATCCAAGTTCCTATTCCTGATGGGACATCGACTTTAGGAGGAGCACTAGCTCAAGATTATATTCTTAGAGGAGGGCCTAGGGCAATTATAGACGCAGGGGTTGATGTTTTAAGACTATCCAAATATTTTAAAACAACAAGTGGTGTATTATTTACTACTAAACAAAATATATTATCTCGTACTGCTACTCCTGCACAAGGGGGGACAAAACAAGCACCTAAATTATTTAATGAAGGAAGTTATACTCCATTATCTACATTAGCACAAGCTGGTGTTGTTGCTTTGGGGACTCATCTAAATAAACAAGGTAACCCATTTGCAGATACTGGAGTATTTTCAACAAATCCAAATTTATATTTTAATAAAGTTATTGAATCTAATAAGGCTGGAGAAAATAGAATTATTAGTAATAGTACTGATGAACTGCGTAGACTTGAAAAAACATATACACTTCGAGGAGAGTTCGCAAACAGATTGACTAATTTATGGTATACTAGACAATATCTTAATGAAGATGTAGTCAATATATTAAGTTATTCTGGGGGGCCTGGTTCTACATTAGGAGTAGGACAAACACTTATAAAATTTGCTAGAGGAAACAACAGTGGCCAGGACGTAAGAACAAACCAAGTATTAGTTAATACACAATTATTTCCTCAAAAAACTAATGTTCTTGATTTTAAACAAACAGTAGAACAAACTTCTAATAATACTCGACCTTCATCACCAATCCTCCAAGATTTTAGAAAACAGCTCAGAAATCAAACCAATGTAACTAAAGCTCCTGATTATGATCTAAACAATATAGAATCTAGAGTAAATATTGGTGGAACTGGGACCAAACAAGGACCAGGATATGCTGCCGGAAAAAATTTAGTATCATATACTAAGGGATCAGGTATTGGCCCCATAGATAGTATAAATTCTCTTTTACCTTATATTAGATCTTCAGCAAACACTACTCCCGCAACAAACGATTTAGTTCAATTTAGAATAGCTCTTATAGATAATAATAATCCAATATCTAAAACATTTATACATTTTAGAGCATTCTTAGATTCGATGACTGATTCATATAATGCAACTTGGAACCCTGATCAATACTTAGGAAGAAGTGAAAACTTTTACAACTATAACGGGTTTACTAGAAATATTTCATTATCTTGGACAGTAGCAGCTCAATCAAAAGAAGAACTTATGCCAATGTATAAAAAATTAAATCTTTTAGCATCATCACTAGCTGGAGATTATAGTAAAAGCGGATATATGAGAGGTATACTTTCCCAATTAACAGTAGGAGGTTATTTATATGAACAACCCGGCATCATAACTCAACTATCGTACGATATCCCACAAGAATCTCCATGGGAAATAGGAATTAATGATGGAGGAGCAACAGATGATTCAGTAAGAGAATTACCTCATATTGTAAGAGTTACTGGATTTTCATTTATTCCAATTTATAGACAAAAACCTGAATTTGGTTCTCCTTTTATTTCTTTAGAAAATTCTAGTGGTATATATCGTGAAAAAAGAGATATTGTTGAACAGATACCGATACTACCATTGACCCCTATTCAAACTATTAGACCAAATATTTTACCAAAAAAAGAAATCCCATTTACTTCTACAAATTTACTTCGTAATAATCAATCCCCGGTTTTTAATGAATAAAATATGAACCGCTACCAAAATATACCCAAAACAAAGATCGAAGGTAAACTAGTATACGTTACCTCTCGTTACCCTGAAGTTCCCATGTCATACAATGATATTTATGTGTACACAACCCAAGGAGATCGTTTTGATACTTTAGCATTACAATACTATCAAGATAGTTCACTTTGGTGGATTATATCTATAGCTAATACTGATAAATTTAACCAAAGTACTTTAATAATACCTGAAGGTCTCCAAATCCGAATTCCAGCCAATTATGGTGAAGTAATAAGAAATTTTGCATCAATAAACTCTTAAATTATGTCTAATATAGTAGGAGAAGGTTTTGCCCGAGAAATTAGGGAACAAGTAAACAAAAGACAAGAAATATATGGTTCTATAAATAGATCCAATGAACAACTACAATATCTCAACGCGAATACCGGATGGGTTAGATTAGCATCTTCTGTTGATGTAAATGCAGAAATTAGAGGTTTTCCTCCTAATTTAAAAAGTAGTAATTTAGCAAAACAATATGTCTTATTTGGTGGTATTCAAGGAGCACAAGGAACTAATTTTAATAATCTTTATAATAATGCATTTAACACTGAAGCCTATGGCATCGGTGGAACAGAATTTGGTATTAGACCAATGCCTGGTATTAAATCCGCTCAAATTAAAACTTTAACTAGAGGCTCCCTTAAAGAAGCCACAATTCAGATTACTGCAAATAATAGAACCCAATTTGATATAATAGATATACTTTATCTAAGATTAGGATTTACTATGTTATTAGAATGGGGTCATGCTTCTTATTTTCCTAATACTGGAAATTTTGTTGAAAATAATCCTTTCAACCTATCCCCAGACTTTTTAGATGGAAAACTTAAGTACAATAATAA